GATTGTATGCTTCAAGTGTGATTGAATCTTTGGTCCAAGTTCTCACATGATATTGACCTGGTATCTCATAGGGTCTGTCATCCTGTTCAAGGAATTTGACCATTTCCAATTCATAATGACCATTTGATTGTCTGATGAACTTCCAATCCAAGATATTCTCTGGTGTGTAAATTGTTGTGTAAGGTCTTATGCCCTGTGCCAGTTCTTCTGCTCTGGTGCCAACCACTGTTTCTGGTCTATCAACCAATACCACACAATGACCATATATTGATGATTGTAAATTCACTTCTCTCATGAATGATTCCCATGTTCTACCTTCCATGTCACAGTCTTCCAAGAACTGTTCTATCTCAGGTGAATCTTCTAACCAACCAAAATCTCTCTTGGGATCATTCCTGTAAAGGAAACTGTTGTAGATGTGTACCACTGAACGGCAGTGATTGTCCACGGCAGATTGCGTCAATCTGTTGATGTATTCACCTTCTGTTTCATAGGCATATCTTGATAGATAACCACCCCTCTTGTATTCATTACCACCCAGATAACTTCTCTTTAAAAATCTCCATTGGTCTATGTATTTGTCATAGTCCCTGTGTACTGGTATTCCGTGTGTGTTTCCTTGTAGGTTATCTGTGAAATTGGACATTATCGTGGCACTCCTGTTTTAACTGTGAATCTTTCAACTGGTGTTGACTCGTAGAATGTTTTAATTGGGTATAAAAATGAAATCAAATATCCTAGAGCGTCATTCATATGGTCAAATCCCTGCGTTTTATCTGGCAGAACAGTTCCTTCCTTGAAAGTTTGCTTTGCTATGCTATTTAATAGATTTTTACATCTTGGATGTATAAAGATGCCCCTGACACCTGCCGCTGAATTAAGTTTGGCATTGACGGAATTGATCCTGTCCCTGACTGCCATATGCCTTGGCATAACCTTGCAAATGAAACCAGCATTCTGTAATATGGATAGGTCAGTCCTTGATCCCGCTGACGTCCTCCTCTGTTTGGATGCTGGATCTGGATATGCGAATATCTTCTTGCCTGGATATCTACGGTGTATCTCTTGGCACAATTCATCCGTGTTTGAACTCCATATCTGTATCTCATCCATCACGTGTACTATGCCATCCTTGATGTATGACGTGACCGCTGACATGGGATCCAAGTTGAAGTCTATGCCCACGTGTAATATGTTGTTGTCCAAGGGTTCATCAAAGTTCTTGACATTGTGGGCCATTGAGAAAGCATGATATATGATTCCTGAATATGTTTCCCAGGTTGCTTCATACTCCTGTCTGTAAGTTTTGGCATCTAGGTCTTTTTTGGCCTGTTCAATCTCTTGATCATCAACGAAACCACCCTGTATCGTGGTGTATTGATATGAGCTCCATTCCGTTTCAGTGGGATCTTGTCCCCTCTGGTATAGATCATGGAACCAATTCATGCCCTTGGGTGTTCCTGTGAATATGGCACCACCCTTGGTGTCTGAAAGTGTGGGTCTCAACACTTCCGTGAAAGCAGATTCTTCTATGTCAGCACATTCATCTAATACCATGAAATCAATACCAACTCCCCTTAGGCTGTCCCTGTTCTCTGAACCTCTCAAACTGATACGTGATCCATTCTTTAGGAATATTGTGAGTTCCGCTTCGTTGATCTTGTTGATCCAACGCAGGTCTTTCAATATCTCTTTGAGTTTGACCCAACATATCTGTTTGGCCTGCCTGTATGATGGACAGATATACCATACCAATCTGTTTGGAAGCCTGGCATGATAACACAATTCCCTGATGGCCAAAGTGGTCTTACCAAATCGTCTGCCAGTGACAAGAACCCTGAAACGGGCATTGTCATCAGCGACCTTTCTCTGAGGTTCTGATAGTTTCATTACTATTAATTATTATAAGTGTTGGCTAGGTTAATTTTTCTAGTATAAGCTCAAATTCACCACCCATTGCTGTGGCCACTGAGGCCATCTTGCCTCTGAGTTCAATATCCGTCTTCTCACCAAACACCAAAGGCACCGTGTAGATGATGTCAATCTTGTCACCTGATGATGTCCATTGTCCCTTGACATTGAATATTTCTGAGTCTGCGTTCCGTTTGGCCAACAGTCTCAGCCTTGAAGCCCTGTCTTTGACTTCCACCGTTGCTGTCACTCTGGTAAGATATGCCCTGTAGTTTCTTGGCACTGTGTAGACACACATCAGGGTCTGTCCAGCACCCGCGGCCAGGTAAGCCACTGTGCTCACTGTGGAATCTGCCTGTGTGTGTATGGCATTGATCACATCCACATTGACCGTGCCTGTGTTGGCAGTCAATAGTTCCATCCTGTAAACTCTTCTGAATTGTTTTTGTCCTTCAACACCACCTATGGTCAGTGTTTCTTCTGTGATGTCCCAATTCTCATCCAAACCCTGAACTCTGACAGTGCCACCATTGTCATCTGTGTCATCTGCTGTTAGGTGTATCGTGCCTGCCGTGGCTGGATATGTGTAGTTCGTGGAACCATCCCATATGGTCTCATAGGCCGTGCCCACTGATTCGTTGAATCCAAATTTGTTGATGTGTGAAAGGTCTTCCCAATCACCTCTGGCTATGCCTATGTTTCTGGCGATGTCATTGTTGGCGTGTCTTAGATCTCTAATACTTGGCATTATTTCTCCTCCCATGGTAAAGGTGCGGTATTGGCCTCATCTGTTGGAGTGTCTTTCTGATCAAGATACTGTTTGCCCATCCAAATCAACATTCTCACATCTCCAGCCAGTGCCTTTTCCATTTGAGCTCTTCTCAAACTTTTTTTACCTTCAGCTCTGCCTTTTTCAATTAAATTTTTGAATCTTTTTTCCAGTGTCTTCACTGACGTGCCCACCACTTCCGCTATCTCCTGATAGGTACAGTGTAGGGTTGCCAATTTGAAGATCAGATCATGATCCAGTTTGTATGATTTCTTTTGTGCGTCCATTATAAGTGTTTCGCTCCTATGACGATCCTGAATCTTCTTGAATCCGTGTCACCATTTGTTGTGACTATCTTGCAATCCACATTATAAACATTGCCTGTGGTACCATTGGTCAATCTTATGCCCACCACATCACCAGCGATGTTCACATCTGTCGCGGCATCTGTGGGGAATGCCAATGGAGATGCGTCACCCGTGATTGTTTCTATTGTGACAGTGGCACTGTTGATGTTGTCTGATGCGTTGAGATAATCCGTCCAGTCAACTCCATATTGGATATTGGCATCTGGATGCTTTTCAATGTATGCTGATGTGTTATCTCTCTTAAATCCTGTTAAATTTGCCATTATCTTTCTACCCTCACTCTTGGAATGACAGATTGGCTCGTCATTATTGGTTTTCTAATCTTGTATGATCTGGTTTCTTGTGGCACCAACAAACTCCTTGTTTCTGTCTTTGCTTTATTTACACGAGTTTCTGCCAAAACTTTTATGTCCATAGATTCTATTGGCACCAAAATGGTTCTTGTTTCCTGTAGAACCGTCAAAATGTTCCATGGATCTGGCAATCCAATCAATCTTCCCACCGTCAAAGTGGAATATAGAGCATTGAATGTCTGACCATATGCCAGATCAAACAGGGCATTGGCATCCACTGATTGTGTGAATTGTGGCAATAATGATTGCGGTATGCCAGTTGTGTAGTTGGCATTGGTTGATTTAGTGAAAGCACTGTCAAACAAATAAGTGTTTGAATTTGTGTTGTAATTGCCTTGTGTTGATTGTGTGAATGCGGATGTTATTGTTTGTGGAACACCTGTGGTGAAGTTGCCATCCACTGATGTTGTTATAGTAGAATCAAAATTCTGTGCTTGACCATTTAAACTAATACCTCTGAACCTGTCAAAGAAAGTGTCTGCCTGTTCAAACGCAGATGATATGTTTTGTGATATGTCAGTTGTGTAGTTGGCATTCACTGATGATGTTGCGGCACTGCTGACTGATATAGTTGGTAATTGTAGATATCCACCACGTGCTTTTAATATGGAAGTGACCGCGAAGATGACTCCACCTTCCCAACTGTCACCAAACCATTCATCCCAGGTCCTGTCAATCACACTGGATTCAGCGAAATCATCCCAGG